AAAGAAACGCGCTAAATTACTAAAGCAGTTTACTAAACTCAACGGTACGGTTACAGATTTTGCTGTGTTACACGGAGTAACCAGGTCAAGAATGAGTAAGCAGCTAATAGTGGCAAGAAAAGAAGCGGAAATAAAATGATTGAGCTGCTTAATATGGACTGCATGGAGTATCTTCGCGCACAGCCAGACAATGCATTTCATCTGGCGGTTTGTGATCCTCCGTATGGAATTAACGCACCTAAAATGGCGGCTACTCCCTGCCAACCGTTGGCAGGGAGTAGAAGGCTTAATGGCGGAGGTGGAAAATTAAAAGACCGCACGTTAAATACTTCAAGTTGCGAATGGGATAATGCCATACCTAATGATGAGTATTTTGCAGAAGTTATGCGGGTGAGCAAAAACCAAATTATATGGGGCGGTAATTATTTCCCGCTCCCTCCGTCTCGTTGTATATTGTGCTGGGATAAAGTTCAGCCGTGGGAGAATTTCAGCCAGATAGAATTGGCGTGGACTTCGTTTGATTCTCCGGCGCAGTTGTTTAAGTTCGACAATCGCACAGGCGGAAAAATTCACCCGACACAAAAACCCATTCAGCTTTACGAGTGGATTTTAAGTAAATATGCGAATACTGGGCAGCGCATCATGGACACGCATCTCGGCAGCGGTAGCAGCGCGATAGCAGCGCACAATCTGGGGTTTGAGTTCGTCGGTATGGAACTGGACAAGTCGTACTTTGATTCATGCGTTGAAAGGTTCAATCGTCATTGTTCCCAGCAATCTTTATTCCCTTCTGGCGACCAGAGACTAATGCAGCAGCAAATTCTTTGTTAACAAGAAGCTCTTCTTTAGAATGGCAACTTCGACACAAGGTTATTAAATTTTCTAAAGCGTGACTTTTGCTATACCTATAAGGGATTTTGTGGTGAACATTAAGAATTTTTACACTGTCGCACAACACACATTTAAATCCATCGCGCTCAAGTGCTGCGTATCTGTTTACACGCCACTCAGAATGATATGGAGCGGTTTTCCCGCCGCGCCAAAAATGGCTTTTTTCTCCAAGGTGGCAATTCCTCTTGTGTTTGTTTTTGCATTCCTTGGAGCATGTGCTATCAGTCTCGCAACGAAATACAGTGAATTCCGTATTGCATATCACGCATCTTCTGATTTCTTTACGCGAACCGTTCCACCTTGCTTCGTGATAGCACTTCATCGAGCAAAACTTTGCCTTACCGCCATGAGCGGATTTATAAAAAATCTTCCCGCATTTTTCGCAGGTTTTATCCGTGCCGTTTTTGGGGGTGTGCTTAGGGGTTGGGAAGCCAGACAGACCCTTATTCCAAGCGGGTTTTTTTGGTGCGGCTATACGACATTCAGCACTGCAATAAATGCGCGACTTTGGGGCATTGAATTGAATCTTGCAGGTAGGGCATTCACGGTATATTTTGGCTCTCATAATTCATCCTCCTTGAGAGGCAATTATAGCATAGAATGCAAGGACAAGGATTATTACGCTGCGGCCTGCAAAAGATTCGAGCAGCACAAGGCGCAAGGGAGCCTGTTTATTCCCGACACGCCCCGCGATACTTACAAACAAACAAATTTTTTAGAGGAGCAAATTCATGACTAGATCTCCAAGCGGTCATAGGTGTGGCGCAAGCCATCAGAAAGCCATCCTGACTGACTCTGAAGTGGTCAGGATGCGTGAGATGTATTTCCCTTATGTGATGGGCTATGACAAGCTTGCGAAGCTGTTTAAATGCGGATCATCCACGGTTCGGGATATTGTGCAGTACAGAACCCGCGTTAATGTAAATTTTTAATTTGACAAAGTAGGATGGATTGTTTTATTATTCTGGTGTCGGGCGTAACTAACCTGACAACCAATGAGAGGTATCAAATGCAATCTATTAGAATCTTTTACGAAGGGATAAGGGCAAAACGCCTATGCCTCTCTACGGCTATTGCTTGTCGGCTAGTTACCGGCTCCCTTCACAAAGGATTTTGATATGCGGATACCGTTTAATTCGAACTTCAACAAGGCAATGCAGATTGCCAAGATGATACCTAACTCTGCCAATCAGACTATACGCAAAGCTGCGATACTGGCATGGTGTTCCGAAGCCAAGAAAGCCATAAATGGCTAATCCTTGGTTTCGGATGTATTCCGAATTTGCTAACGATCCAAAAGTACAACGTCTATCAGAAGCGGATCAGCGTCGTTACATAATGTTACTTTGCATAAAATGTAACGGTGATGTAACCGTTACGGACTGCGATGTGGCGTTTCAGTTGCGTATTAGTGACGACGATTGGGCATCAACAAAAACTATTCTTATAGAGCGTGGACTTGTTACAAAAGACAACCAGCCATCAGCTTGGGAAAAAAGACAGCAGCCGTCAGACTCAAGCGCGGCAAGGGTTGCGAAGCATAGAGAGTCAAAGAAAAATAAATGTAACGGTGATGTAACGGTTAATGTAACAAATAGTAACAGCCTAGAAGAGAAGAGAAGAGAAGAGAATAGAAGAGAAGAGATAAAAGCTATTGCAATTGGCAAGCCGAATTGCCCCCATCAGGAAATCATAAACCTGTACCATGAAATTTTACCTGTATGCCCGCGAATTAAAGATTGGACTCCGGCAAGAGCTTCGACATTGAAAGCTAGATGGAACGAAGCCATTGAGCGTCAAGATTTGGGATACTGGAAGGGTTTGTTTGAATACATTGCGGGGATACCGTTCCTGACAGGACAGGTTGCGCAAAACGGAAGGAAGCCATTTTATGCCTCGCTTGAATGGATTTTAAAAGCCGAAAACTTTGCAAAAATCAGGGAAGGTCGATATGCATAACGCTCATACTGAAAATTTTACAGTTCCGCATAGCCAAGAGGCCGAGCAATCAATTCTTGGCGGATTACTGGTTGACAACGACGCAATTGATCGAATAGGGGAATTGCCTGAAGCTGCTTTTTTCACTGAATCGCATAGGTTGATTTATCGCGCTATCCGAAAGCAATCATCGCTTGGTAAAACGTGGGACGTGATAACCGTTGCAGAAATGCTTGATTCTGCAAAACGACTTGATTCGGCTGGCGGGTTTGCATACATAGGAGAACTTTCTCACAACGTACACACCACTTCAAACATTGGAAGACACGCTGATGCTGTGCGAGAACATGCCATGCGCAGGCAGATCATGGGCGTAGCGAATACGCTTAACGAGCTGGTAGCAGCAAAAGGCGACATTGCAAACGCGATGGATAAAACGCAGGCCGCGCTGCTGGCGATTACCGAAGGAGTACGCACTGACGAGCCGCGCAGTATCCGCGAAGTTGTGGGAGAACATTTCAACTTACTAGAAAAGCGTTTGCAGAACGACCGCAAGGGCATCACAACAGGACTTTGCGACCTTGATTACCTACTCAACGGAGGATTCCAGCGCGGGCAGTCTGTTGTACTTGCTGGGCGTCCTGGACATTGCAAGTCGGCTGTGAGCCTACACTGCGCATTAACCGCTGCGCAGGAAGGTTTCAGTGTTCTTTATTTGAGTATGGAAATGGTTTCTAGCGAACTTGCTGACCGTGCGCTTGCTTCAGTCGGCAGGATATACCTTGGGAATCTTCTTACTGGGAAACTTAAAGAGCAGGAATGGGAGGGAGTTACGGCGGCAAGCGGAAAGTTTCACGACATGCCGCTGCACATTCTGGATCGTTCAGGATTAAGTTTTTTTCAAGTAGCTACAATCGCACGTCGCCATAAGCGAAAGAATGGCCTAGATTTGATGGTAATTGACTATTTGCAATTAATGGCCGGAGAGGGGGAAAAACGGCATAGCCAGATTGAGGAAATAACTCGCGGGATTAAATCTTTGGCGAAGGAATTAAATTGCGCAATCGTTTTGCTTTCCCAGCTATCTAGGAAAACAGAAAATTCTCGCCGCCCAAAACTATCGGACTTACGGGATAGCTCAAGTGTCGAGCAGGATGCAGATGTTGTGTTGTTCACTCACTATGAAGAAAACGATAACCCATCTACAGAATGGAAGGGCTACGTTGACCTACATGTTGCCAAAAATAGGCAAGGATCGCTTGGAAGGGTTGGAACGACATACATCGGGCATCAAGTTCGCTTTGAGAATTTCAGTGGCGCATTGCCAGATTGGGACTCAAAGGCGAACAAAAAACAGGAGGGTTACAAATGAACACAAAGCGCATTAAATTCGTCCTAGATAGAATTAAAAAACTAATCTGGGTGCGTGAAATGTATATCGTTGGAAAACGCGACACTGAAACGATTGACTACGAAATAGCCGTGTTAAGGGCTGAAATTACACAGTCGGCTAGTGATGCGGATGTTGTGTGATTTGTCGCAATTGCCAACACCGTCACCTAAAGCAATTCGGTAATTTCACAAAATGGCGGTGTCAACAGACACGGCAAGGTTGGTATGAGTGGGAATGGCAGGCTGGGAAAAATATGCCGAAAAAGTGCACACAGTTAAAAAAAGATGGAGTGATTGGTGTAGCTAGTAACGATTGTGAGGTTTTGTAATGAAAATTAAAGTACCAAGAAAAGCACTAAGCCTAGCGGATGATTTTTATGTCGGCAAAAGTAGCGATGGCACGGACTGCATGTTTTTATTTGGCGATGGCATTGAGCTAAGAACCGAACACGAAAAAGAACTTGCAAACGAAGTGGTTACAGCAATGAAATCATTGGCAAAGTACGTGACGGCTAACGTTAAGTTGAGGGGATGACGCGGGCTGCTTCGCGGCAGTCCCGCTCGAATGCAGGTTAGCCGACTGGAACTACGTATAGAGGAAGAAAAATGATTAGCTATACAAACGAAGAAATACTCGCAGCATGCCAAGTGATATGGGATCGTGAACACAAGCGAAACTATATGATGGGGTGGGAAAAAGAGGGTTGCGTGAAGGTGCTGAAGAACACCGACAAGGAAGTGCAAATAGAGTTCGCATGTATGTACGGAGCGCCAAACCTGAACTTAACGGTACTGGAAGAGCTTTCCGAATTTCTTGGCACGACCAACATAAACGACGATAACCACTTCTCAGAAGGTGGATGCGAAACGTGCGACTACGGAAGCTCATACGGCTATACGCTCACGGCCAGACCAAAGGAGGCTAACGTATGAGTTCACCGGCTGGCGGCTTTTCGCCAGTCCGCGTGGAACGATGGGTTAGGCTTAAAACTTTACAACGAAGAAAGGAAGAAAATGATTGCAGAATTTGTGGAACTGTTTATGGCGGGAAAGCCAAAACTCGAAGCGATTTTTTCAGAAAAGCACCCAGATGACTACAGGGAAATTGTGAAGGCTGTTGCAACCGTGCTGAATAACGGCGCTGAATATGACGCAATTGACCCGGAGCGCATTCACGAAATTGATGACGGAGAATACCAAGGAACGCTTTTATATGTGATTGCCGCCACAGGATACCAGCCAAGCGACTATTGGTATGTGAAGGTGGGATATGGATCGTGCAGCGGTTGCGATACTCTGAAAGGGATACGCGAATACAGCGACGATAAGCCGACAACGGAACAGGTGAGCGACTACATGACCTTGGCGCTGCATATCGTGCAAGGGCTTAAAAAGATGCGCATCACTGATGCCTAACGTAGAATGTACCCCTGACGCAATACCCAACAAAACAGGACAGGCGTACTAAATGACAAACACACCTTAGATATGGATAATATTAAACGCGACTGGAAAAATGAAAACAGCAACCACAAAATATAGGCCGGAAAAATTAATGATGAGGATTGTCAAGGGAGGGATGCAACCTGCCGACAACTACACTACCACAAAACTCCGAGCGCGAAATTATGCAATGGGTGAGATTGTCGCGGCTCAGATTACAAAACCTCGTAACCCCAAGTTTTGGCGGCTAGCACACGGACTAGGAAGCATGGTGGCTGAGAATATAGATAGCTTTGCTGGTATGGATAGCCATTGCGTCATTAAAAGGTTGCAACGAGAGGCACTAATAGCCTGTGATGAGTTCGCATTCATGGTGCCAGGGTGTGGAATTGTCACCCAATACACCCCAAGAAGTCTGTCCTTCGAAAGCATGTCAGCAGAAGAGTTTGATTCTGTTTATAAGCAAATTTGTTCTTGGCTTGTTAAGCATTATTGGCCTTCGCAAACAAACGAACAGATAGAAGAAATGGCTTTATTATTATCTTGTGATTAAGTATAATTTATACCACTCGGTTGCTGGAGAGCAGGTAAGTTGAAGGTGCTTATTCCACCGGATTGCCGGGTGCCACTCACTCAATGTTGAATAAGGACAAAACATGCTTACACAATCTAGACTTAAAGAATTATTGCATTACTGCGCGGAAACAGGAGTTTTTACTTGGATAGCAAAACCAAATAGAAATATTGTTATTGGCTCAATTGCAGGTGCGATTCACAGCCATGGATATATTCATGTCAACGTAGATGGGAAGAGATATTATGCTCATCGGCTTGCATGGTTTTATGTAAATGGTTGCTGGCCTAAATTTGAAATAGACCATATAAATTTAGATAAAAAAGATAATCGAATTGTAAATCTTAGAGATATTACGCATGGGGAAAATTTACATAACCTACGATCACCACAAAGAAATAATAAAACATCAAATCTAATAGGTGCATCTTTCCACTCCGGAGCAGGAAAGTTTGTTGCATCAATCGGATTAAAAGGAAAAACAAAATATCTAGGCTTATTTGAAACGGCAGAACTGGCGCACCAAGCTTATTTGAATGCCAAGAAAATATATCATCCTTCATCAACAACCCGGCTTGAACAAATGGCCGAATTGATGGGGGATGTATGAGTATCACAAAGCGACCAATAGCAGCAAAGGGAAAGAAATCTAAGCGTGCAAAACTTTCAACGCTGATTGAAAAGGCCGACAAAATGGCAAGCCATTGCATCCGCCAAAAGTACGCAGATCACGCTGGGAATGTAAGTTGCATAAGCTGTGATAAAGTATTACACTGGAAAGACGCTCATTGCGCCCATTACATCGAGCGCACCCACAAGCAAACAAGGTGGATGGAAGAGAATCTAAAAGTTGCGTGTTGTTCGTGTAATACTTTCCGTAAAGAATTCCACATGAGGGAATACACCCTTAAAATGATAGACCTGTACGGCAGGGACTTTGTTGACGAACTAAGGGAAATGGCTAAAAAGACATTAAGCGCGGCAGAGGTTCGGGCGCTGGCTGAGGAGGCGATTGAATATTATGGCGGGGCATTAAAAAAATGCAAATAGAGAAAACAAAGATTTATTGTCCTGACTGTGGAAAACAATCAGTATATGACCTGAAAATAAATGATTACGAAGGAGGGGATAAATATCAATGTGTAGAATGTGGAGAGTCGTTTTGGTATTCAGCCGGATATACCAACCCAGACGAATACAAAGCAGCAACATATATAGATGGGGTTTTAAATGGCCGCGCATCCGATTAAGCTAGAAAAGAAAGAGTCGGTAATAGTTGATTGGCGTATGGGTAAGATGAGCCAGAAGGACATTGCCGATAAGCACAAGATTAGCAAGGGCGCAGTAAACGCAATCTGCAAGGGCATAGAGCAAGACGGTCAGGCATTTGTGACCGCAGGAGTCGAATATAAACAAATCCTTGCGGCGCAAGATGACCGCATGATGACCGCCGTGACCGATGAGGTTGAGCAGCGTACAAAATACATTGCATACTTTAATCGTAGGGCGCTAGAAAATGTTGAGGCTGCATTCAATCTACCAGTCGATAATCAGAATGACGTAAAAGCAAGGGCTGAGACAATAACTAAAGCGCGCATTGACGTATTGGGCAAACCACCTGAAACAGCTATCCAGATTAACAACAACACAACATATCGTGAGATGAGCAACGAGGAACTGTATGAAATCGCCCGCAAAGGCCGCTGAAGAGATGCTATTACGGGCTGCGGCTCGTGATTCTCTACTAGCGTTCACCGAGTATACTAATGAGGCATACGAAGCGGCTGTACACCATAAGCTGATAGCCGATAAGTTGGAAGCGGTTGAACGTGGCGAGATACTCAGACTAATAATCTGTATGCCTCCTAGACATGGCAAGTCGGAACTAGCGTCTAGACGCTTCCCATCATGGTATATGGGGCGGAACGAAGTAAAACAGATCATCGCGGCATCGTATAACTCCGATCTAGCTTCAGACTTTGGTCGGGAAGTGCGCAACATTGTAGGAAGTCCAGAATACGGCAGGCTGTTTGATGTATCACTATCACAGGACTCAAAGGCCGCTAACAGATGGCACACAGATAAAGGGGGTATGTATGTTGCTGCGGGTGTTGGAACTGCTATCACTGGCAGGGGTGCTGATATATTACTCATTGATGATCCCTTTAAAGACAGACAAGAGGCAGACTCTGAGATTACTAGACAGCGAGTGTGGGATTGGTACACGTCAACTGCGTATACTAGGCTTATGCCTGGTGGGGCTGTGGTGGTTATTAATACTCGATGGCATGATGACGATCTTTCGGGTAGGCTGCTAGCCGCACAAGACGAAGGCGGCGACCAATGGGAAGTGTTAAGCCTTCCTGCAATAACTAAGTCCGGTGAACCGCTTTGGCCTGAATGGTATCCACTAGAACGACTAGAGCAAATTCGCTCAGTTCTACCGGCACGGGATTGGAATGCTTTGTATCAACAGAACCCAATACCCGACGACGGGGATTTCTTTAAAGCTGCATGGTTTGGAGAGTATGACGAACTTCCAAAGAATCTACGCTACTATGGAGCAAGTGACTATGCTGTCACTGATGGCGATGGCGACTTTACTGAGCATGGGATTATTGGTGTTGATGGTAATAACAATCTGTATGTGGCGGATTGGTGGAAGGGTCAGACGACTTCTGATGTATGGATTGAGGCGAAATGCGAGTTAATACTCAAATACAGTCCTCATTGCTGGTTTGGTGAAGCTGGGCCAATCCGTAGAGCTGTAGAGCCGTTCTTAATGCGTAGAATGCAGGAACGCGAGGCATATTGTAGAATAGAGTGGATGGCATCTATCAGCGACAAGCCAAGCCGCGCTAGACCGATTCAAGCGATGGCAAGTATGGGGAAGGTGTTTTTCCCCCGTAATGCTAGATGGAAGGCTGAATTATTGATACAGTTACTACGGTTTCCAGCGGCAAAGCACGATGATGGTGTTGACGTTATGAGCTTATTTGGTCGAGGTATGGAATTTATACGCGGGCCAAAGAAGCGTAATGACTTGAAAATAGCCAGAACAGCAGGATCAGGAATGGGGTGGATGGGATGATGTTATTAAATCTTTGAAGCACAAATAAAATATGATATAGTCACACAAACAAACTCTAACGCAGTGATGCGCCGAGGTCTTATATGATAGATGATGATGGCGAGAAAACAGAATCAATAATTGAAGAGGCTAAAGAGCGATTCAAACGCGCCGAAGAATTTTATTCGGCTTCGCGCATATTGTCTGTAGCTGACACTAAATTCGCACATGGCGATAGTACCAACGGCTATCAGTGGCCTGAAGAAATACGCAAGCAACGCCAACTTGATAGGAGAGTGTGCCTAACCATCAATCATGTTGCACAACATTGCAATCAAGTAATAAATGATATAAGACAAGAGAAACCAACTGGCAAGGTAATCCCTGCTAACGATTCAGCATCAAAAGAAACTGCTGAAATACTAGAGGGATTAATCCGCGAGATTCAATCTTCATCTAATGCAGACATCGCACACGATACGGCGATAGAACATTCCGTATTCGGAGGAGAGGCCTATTGGCGAGTAATCACAGATTGGGAAGATGAACAATCGCACACACAGGCGATTAAGATTCAGTCCATTGTTAATCCTCAACTTGTGTATCTTGATTTTTACCCATCTATACTAGAGCCAGAAAAAAGGGAATGGGGGTTTTTGTTTGAAGATGTAAGCAAAGACGCATTCAAAATGGATTATCCAGACATTGATCCTGCCGATTGGGAGGATACAAAATCAAGCTGGGTATCAGATACTACAATCAGGATTGCTGAGTATTATTTCTGTGAGAAGATTAAAGATACGTCGTTATTGCTTGAAGATGGATCGACGTGCCTGCTTGGTAAGTTACCATCACACGTAACAAGAGAGGGGGATGAGCTTGTTAATGGAGTCGGTGAGCGTGTCCGTATCATTAAAGAGCGCGAAACAACGCGCAGAAAATGGCAGCATTGCAAACTTGCGGGGAATCATCCAGACCCAATAGATTTAACTGAATGGCTTGGTGATTATCTGCCAATAATCCAGACTGTTGGTAAGTATATCAACATCAATGGTGAAGTAATCATCAAAGGATTGCCGAGAGACTTGGCAGACCAACAACGAATGATTAACTTCTCTTTTTCCGAAGCAACCCAGACTATCGCATTGCAAAACAAAATCCCGTACATCGGCGCTGCTGCTGCCTTTGAAGGTTGGGAAGATGTTTGGGGTGGTGCTAACCTTGAGAATAGGGCTTTCCTGCCCTTTAATCATGTTGACGAAGAGGGCAACCCTATCCCTATGCCGCAACGTCAACAGCCTGCTGTCATGCCTGCCGCACAGGTTCAAATGTTGCAACTCAGCACGGAACAGATGAGGGCTGCTTCTGGGCAGCAAAATGCTAATTTCGGGATTAAGAGCGAGGCCGCTTCAGGGATAGGTATTCAGCGACTACAGCAACAGGGTGATGCAAGTACGTACCACTTTAAGGACAATCATGCTCGCGGATTGAAGTACGAAATTAAAATACTACTAAATCTAATTCCGTTAGTGATGGACACCAGAACAGTGTGCAATATTCTTGGCCTTGATGGTTCTCATAGCAAAGCAATATTAGATATAAATCATCCACAATCATATACAGAAATTCCAACAGAAAATGAAGTTCAGAAAATATTTAATCCATCACTTGGAAGATACTCTGCCGAAGTTGATACAGGCCCGTCTTTTATAACGCGCAGACAAGAAGGTGCGGTGGCTTTGAATGATATGGTGAATCGTAATCCTGCTTTAATGCAGGTTGCAGGCGATTTAATAATGAGAGCGCAGGATTTTCAGATGGCTGATGCGCTTGCTGACAGACTAGAAAAGGCTTTACCTCCGGGCTTACAAGACCAGAAAGGCGGCGCAGAAGCACAAGCTACGCAACAACTCCAACAAGCACAACAGCACTTGCAGATGATGCAGCAACAAATGGCTGAAATGCAGCAAAAACTACAGGTTGCTGAGTCCGGTCAAGCTAAATCTCAGGCTGAAATACAAGCCAAGATGCAGATGCACCAAGTTGACGCTCAGTTGCAGGATGCTAAATTGCAGCGCGACATTGAGAGCAAGAAGCAAGCGGCTATGGCTGAAGCTGAATTGAAACGTGAACAGGCGTTACTTGATGCTCATATCAGGGCAGAAGAGTACAAGCAAGAGCAAGCATTTCAGCATGAAAAGGCTTTGCTTGACGCTCATCTGGCACTTGAAAAGGCCAAGCTGGACAATGAAACGAAGGAAGATATAGCCGAACTTCAAGCCTACGTTGAGATGCAGAAGGTTGGTAAAGACAATCCAAACCTAACGGCTGATGTGAACAGCGATTTGCAGGAAGAGAAGCCACTACCAAAGATTTTAAAGCGCAAGATCAGCATGACAGCGCCTAGTGGTGGTGTTTACACTGGAACAATTGAGGATGGAGAATAATTATGGCCGCTGGTAACTTTGTATTTTCAAACCTAGCAGCTCTCAATATCTTTGAGGGTGCGATCGCGCTAATCAAAACAGGATCAGCTAACTATCGTCTAGCCCTCGTTAAATCCACATGGACGCCTGCTCCGACAACAGATGAGGTGTGGGCGACGGTTTCTGGTAATGAGATTGCGACTGCTGGGCAGACAGCTTATGCGGCTGGTGGTGCGGCACTTGCTTCGGTGGTGCTAAACCAGACGGCAGGCACGATCAAATTCACCTCTGCCGCTCAGGTGTGGACGGCGGATGGGACTGGTATACCGGCTTTTCGATACCTCGTTGTCTACTACTTGGGGACGCTTAACGGAAAGGTCAATCCGCTGGTCTGTTACGCGCTTGGCGATTCTACCCCAGCCGACATTCCTGCAACGACCGCGCCAAATACGCTGACCATCACGCCGAATGCTTCTGGAATCTTTGGAGCTACACACTCATGATTAATCTAGCCAGCACTGATGTACTGCAGATACAGACAAGCACTGCGGCGGCGATCAATGTGCATGTCTCGTGGGTTGATATTGTTATCTCTTCTGGTGCAATTACGCCGGGTTCACTTATCACGCTTATATCAACGGCAACCACTACAACAGTGGCACCCGCTCCTGCTGCTGGGTCAATCAGAAATATCAAATTCCTGACATGTTTCAACGATGACGCGACATTAACCTGTCTTGTAGAGCCACAGCACTTCAATGGTACGCTTACTGCTGCGCTGTATGCGGTAACACTGACATCAGAATCAGGATTGCAATACAACGACGCGGGTACTGGATGGACAACATACAACGTGGCACAAGTTCAGTCTGACGTGCAGACATTTGCAGCTGGCGGGACTTGGACTAAACCCACAACCTTTTCTCCTAAAGTGGTTCGTGTTGAACTGTACGGAGCGGGCGGCGGTGGCGGTGCAGGTTCGTCATTAGCGACTGCTGTTGCTTCACATGGTGGGGGTGGCGGCGGTGGAGGTGCTTTCGCTCACCAACTGTTCATGGCTTCAGACCTTGGCGCAACAGAAACAATAACCATTGGTGCAGGCGGTGCGGCAGGTACTCCAGGTGCTGCTGGTGCGGCTGGTGGTTCTGGCGGTATTGGTGGTACTACATCTTTTGGAACTAAATGCCTAGCCTACGGTGGAGGCGGTGGCTCTGGTGGTGCTATAACTGCGGCGGTATGCGGTGGTGGTGGCGGTGGTGGAGTTGGTGGTGCGGGCGCATCCGGTACAACTTCTGGTGGCGCTGCTGGTCAGCCTTGGATTAATGCAACCGCGCCTACGGCTTCGGGGTCATCTACTGCTGGAACCGGCGCTATTGGACAAGTAACCGCTGTTGCCGCTGGTGCTTTCCTTGGTGGTGCAGAATATGGAGGCGGTGGCGGTGGTGGTCAAATAGCAACCGCTGCTGCTGCTGGCGGAGTTGGTGGTTCGTCTCTATGGGGCGGCGGCGGCGGTGGTGCAGGAGGAAGCCATACCGCTGTACCTGCTGTTATGGGCGGCGGTGCTGGAGGAAAATCTGGATCTTATGCGGCCGGTGGTGGTGGAGCTGTTGGAACCGATGGCGCAGTTCCTACGGCGGGTTCTGCTGGCGCTGCCGCAACTTCAGTAACTGGAGGCTTTGGTGGTGGCGGTGGTGGTTGTACAGTAACCGCGGCAACTGCTGGAGCCGCGGGTGGAGCTGGTGGTCAAGGCGGCGGAGGCGGCGGAGGCGGCGGTGCTGGTCAGAACCCAGGGCTAGGTGGAGCCGGTGGACTTGGTGGCGCGGGATACTGCATAGTCTATAGCTGGTAAATATGTCTAGGCGAGGGTGGTTCGACTCAACCGGAATACCCCTTGGCTGGTTCGATGACACTGGCCAAGCAGACGGATGGTTTGATGTAACCAATCTGGACCCGTCAACGGGCGGAGTTACGAACACAGGCGTTTTCCCAGGCGCTGGAAGTTTTACTTTAACTGGATACGCCCCAACCGTAGGACAGACGCGGACTGTAAACCCCGGTGTCGGCACGATAAACCTAGTTGGTTACGCTCCAACTGTTGCGCAGTCCGATCATCACAGCGTATCCCCCGGTGCCGGCACTCTCACCCTCACAGGGTACGCTCCGACAGTAGCTCAGAATTTCACACTTACGCTTACCTTGCAGCAGGCGATAAACCTTGAGGCTGTCATTCGATTGCACGGCTTGATTGATCCGCTGGTAGTAAGTAACACAGCGCGAGGTGACGGGACGGTTACTCAGACGCTATCAGGCACTACTACAGTAACGGTGCATACGACATCGAAGCCGACAACCGGAAGCCCCACTGCTGCGCAGATAGACCTGTTGGCAAGGCATTATGCATTGATTGACGATATGGTTGAGCAAGCCACGACTAGAAGCGATGGCACATTGACGCAAACAGTCGCCACAATTGATTCTGATACTACGATAACCACTATTTAGGATATTATGAGTGTTCTAAGCAGAGTTCAGCGAGGATTCGGGTATGGCGCACTAGCCGTAGCCACGTTCGGCATTATCGCAAGCGGAGTCACTGACACGGCGGTTAATCCAAGCACAGGAAATATATCACTTGTCGGCTACGGTCCAACGATTGTTCAGACTGCGAACCAAAGCGTTTCCCCGGGGGCTGGAAGCATCTCATTGGTTGGGTACGCACCAGCTATTACTCAAACTGTCAATCAATCCGTAGATCCTAGCGCCGGCACTTTCACTCTGACAGGGTATGCGCCGACGATAACGCAGATTGCCAATCAGGAAGTATCGCCCATTGCAGGTAGCTTCGCCCTAGTTGGATACGCTCCAGATGTTGTTCAGTCGGTGACTGGAACTTTCTTATATCCATTGGCGGCCGGTTTCTCTCTCATAGGCTATACTCCCGATGTAGCTCAGACTGCGCACCAATCGGCAAGTCCCGGCGTTGGGTCTTTTACTTTAACAGGATATGCCCCAGATATTTCGCAAGCGTCAACGCAAACAGAACAAAATTCTGGCGGATTCATAGACTACGGCGAAAACAAGCGCATTCATGCTGGCAAGGAAGCCCTACTAGCCACTGCAAAAAAAGTAATCAAGAATGCTAAGAAGCGAGACCCAGACGCTTTTGAAGAAGCTATTGACGTAATCGCAGAGATACGCGCAGAGATTGAAAACCTTGGAATTAAGGCAGAATACTACGAAAGAATCAACAAGCAACAAGCCATGATTCAGGCACAATTAGCCAAGGAACAGCTTGAAGCGCAGATCGAGGAAATTGATGTAGTATTTGGAATATTAATAATGCTTGCGCAACTTGATTAAGTTTGGTATATAATCGCGCAACAAAACCGACTAGGAGGTTCCTAGGCCATAATGCCGTGAGGCACTGGAGTTTGCAATGACCGACGAAGTAATTGAAACACCCGCAGAAGAAGTACAGGCAACTACTCCTGAAACAGTAGAGACTCCGCATGATGCAACTGAGGCGCGCACGGAAGAATCAACTCAGGCAGATGAGCGCAAGTTCTCGCAAGACGAACTAAATGCGATTATCCAGAAAGAAAAAGCAAAGGCAGAAGCAAGAGCAGAGCGCAGAGCGTTGAAGGTGTATGCGGATAGGCTAGAAGCTATGTCGCAGAAGCCAGTAGAGTCTAAAGAAGCTCCGAAAGACGGTAAACCAACAATGGCGCAGTTTGCCAACGTTGAGGATTATGTCGAAGCGGTAGCTGATTGGAAACTTGAACAACGTGAGCAAGGTACAAAGCAGAAGCAAGCGGAAGTAGCTCAAAAGAGTGTTTACGAAAGGACGGAAGGAATTTACGCTCAGGCGCAAAAGATAGCTGGCTTTGATCGTGAATCATTCGACGAACTACCTTTAACTCCAACAGTCGCACAGGCGATTATTGAAAGTGATGAAGCTCCGAGGCTGATGGCGTACTTGGTAAGTAATCCGAAAGAAGCCGAACGGATTGCAACTCTAAGCCCTGCAAGGCAAGCTGCTGAATTAGGCAAGATAGAAGCGAAGTTTCCATCTGCCACAAAAGACGTTGCTGTTAGCAAAGCTCCGCCTCCTATTAAGCCTATTGGCTCACATGGAAGCGCAAAGAAAACAATGGAACAGATGACCGATGCTGAGTTTGCTGCGGAACGAAGAAGGCAAATAGCAGCACGAAGATAACGCCTCTAACACTGTGAAGTGCCGGGGAATCTAATTAATAACGCAGTGATGCGTCTTAAAGGAGTATCAACATGGCACTACTTACCACCGATATGGTGACACGCGAGGCATTGCGTATCGCTCATGAAAAATCACAATTCCTTGGCACGATTGACCGTAGTTATGACGACTCTTTCGCTAAGTCTGGCGCAAAGATCGGTTCTACCCTACGCGTTCGTTTGCCTAACCAATACACCCGCACCACCGGTTCACGTGTAATGGACTTGCAAGAACAAGCAGAATTGTCCAGCACAATCGTAGTTGCTACTCAAGACCACGTGGACATGCCGTTTAACTCCGCTGATTTGGCATTGAGCATTGACGACTTCTCTGCACGTTATATTGCCCCTGCAATGTCTGTGCTGGTGTCTGGTATCGAGTCTGATGCACTGGCATACTGTACAAAGGCAACCTACAACGTGGCCGGCACTGCTGGTACTGCATTGACTGATTTAGTTGCTGTTGGACAAGCTCGCGCAAAG